CCACCTTGTACATATGAAGTAATTTCAGTTTCTTGTGGTGCAACTTGTACCTCTGCACCAGAGATCCATTTCTGTGTCCATGGCAACGGATTATTTTTTGCATTAGCATATGGTGAGTCTAATTTAACATTAGTCATACGACGAGTTGCAATAAATTCAATATACTGTGATAACAATTCTGTATTCAATCCAATCATGGAACCGTCTTTAAACAAGTATTCAGCCCATTCTTTTTCTTGATCTACGGCGTCAACAAACATTTGAACACATTCCGCTTCGGTTTCTTTTGCAATTTTTTCAAAGTCTTTATCTTCTTTGCGGAGTAGCTTAAGCATCATTTGTGTAGATGCAAGATGTAAGTTTTCATCACGAGCAATAAGTTTAATAATCTTTGCATTGCCTTCCATCTTTTTCAATTCTGCAAAAGCCCAGGAGCATGCAAACGAAACATAGAATCGTACACCCTCAAGAATGTTAACACTCATTAAGCATAGGTATAAAAGTCTTTTCATTTCGTAACGATCGACTATAACCTTCTTACCATTTACTGTATGCTTACCTTCACCTAATAGATTATAGTAACCAGCCATCTCAATAAGATCATCGTAATAACCTGAGATTGAATCTGCACAGTCAACGATTTCTTTTATATTCAACATCTCATCAAAGATTTTCGATGGATTAGAATAGATGTTACGGATAATATGTGTGTACGAACGGCTATGAATTGTTTCAGAGAATGTCCAAGTAATAATCCAGTTCTCGAGCTCAGGTAGCGATACAATAGAACCAAAGCTTTCTGCAGGTGCACGACCTTGCACAGAGTCCAACAATATTTGACGTTTTAAATTAGACGTAAAAATATGCTGCTCATGTTCTGTAAGACTTTTAAAATCTTTTGCATCTTGATAGATGTCTACTTCTTCTGGACGCCAAAAGAATCCTAATTGTTTATCTGTTAATTGATCAAACTGTTTATACTTTAAAGTATCGTATCGTTGGATAGTTGGACCACCGGTCGGATCTAAAAATGATGAAACTGATGTGTGATCAACTCGGTTATTGACGTCAAAAACGCTCATGTGCTATTTCCTTAAATAAATTGTTATTGCTGTAATATTAACATAGTATTCTTATTTTGTATGCTTTTAAATTGTGCATGACTCACAATATTCATCATCAAGTTCGCCTTGCTCTAATGGCTCTTCAGTCATTTTATCAACATCAATTTCGCCTTGGCCATCGAATGTATTAAAATAATACAATTGCTTGCCACCATATTTGTAAAACATTAATAGATGTTGTAGGAGTACACTCATAGGAATTTTTTCATCTTCAAAGTATACTGGGTTATAGCTTGTGTTTACAGAGATACCTTGGTCGATATACTTTTGTAATACTGCCATGATCTTCAAGTAACCTTCAGGCGACTCTTGATCCCATAACAAATCATATTTATTCTTTAGGCGACGGAATTCTGGAACAACTTGTTTCAGTACACCGTGCTTAGATTGCTTAACAGATATAAGCGAACGTGGTGGCTCAATACCATTTGTTGCATTTGCAATCTGCGCTGATGTTTCAGAAGGCATAAGTGCCATCAATGTAGAGTTACGAATACCTGTTTTCTTCAGCTGCTTACGTAATCCTTTCCAGTCCATGCGTTCTTTATGCTTAATCAATTCATCAAGATCTTTTTTATAAGTTTGGTTAGGAGTAATACCCTGACCGTATTTAGTTTCATCATTACCTGGAATAGCACCTTGTTCAACAGCTAAGTCAGCACTTGCTTTAATAAGATAGTATGACCAAGCTTCAGCATATTCATCAATAAGAGATAAACCATCTGAATCAATACCTTGATATGTAAGATCGTGCTTTGCCAAAAAGTATGCAAAGTTAATAATGCCAACACCAATTGGTCGACGCTTCTCAGTGCTTAATTGTGCTGCCAGGATTGGGTAATGCTGATAACTAAGTAATGCATCAAGTCCACGTACGGCAAGCATACAAGCTTTCTCGAAGTCTGCAGGAGCTTTAATATTGCCCCAGTTAATAGCAGACAGTGTACATAAGCTAATCTCACCTTCAGGATCATTAACATCATTCAATGGTTTTGTCGGCAAATCAATTTCAGCACATAAGTTTGACTGACGAATAGGTGCAACCTCTGGTAAGAATGCACCGTGATCATTTGCGTTATCTACGTTTTGTAAATAAATGCGACCCGTGTTCTTACGTTCTTCCATAAAAGAAGAAAACAATTGAGATGCTGGTACAGTCTTTTTACGTAGACGAGTATTACGTTCCGCTGTTTCATATAGCTCACGGAACTTATCTTGATCTGCATAGAAAGCATCGTATAGGCCAGGAACATCTGATGGTGAGAACAAAGTAATGTCTCCACCTGTAATCAAACGCTCATACATAAGTTTATTAAATTGTACACCGTAATCCATATGACGAACACGGTTATCTTCTGTACCTTTATTATTTTTAAGTACAAGCATATCTTCAGCTTCAAAGTGCCAAATAGGATAATAGATTGTTGCTGCACCACCGCGTACACCACCTTGTGAACAAGATTTAGTTGCAGCTTGAAACATTTTATAGAAAGGAATTATGCCCGTGTGAAATGCATCTCCTTTGCGGATAGGTGTACCGATTGCTCGTATTGCGCCTCCCCCAATTCCGATGCCTGCTTTTTGGGAAACATATTTAACCACACTACTAGAAGTAGCGTTAATACTGTCCAGACTATCACCAGCTTCAATAAGGACACAAGAAGAGAACTGCCGTTGCGGTGTTCGGACACCAGCCATAACAGGAGTAGGGAGGGATATATCGTGAAGAGAAATAGCATCATAGTAATCCTTTACAAATTGCAAACGAGTTTCTTTTGGGTAGTTACTGAATAAAGTAGCAGCAATAAGTATGTAACACATTTGTGGTGTTTCGAATATTTCACCTGTTACTCTGTTTTGACATAGATACTTACCACGCAGTTGCTCCATAGCAACATAGGTTAAATCTTCGTCTCGTGCATGCTTTATAAATCCGTTAATCTTATCCCACTCATCATCACTATAATGACTAAGTAATTCTTCATCATAAAATCCGCGGTTAATATTAAGTTCTACAAGTTCCCGTACGTGTACTGGATCATATCCATTGTAAACTTCTTTTCGTAGTGCATAGTTAATTAAACGTCCACCAACAAATTGATAATTAGGTGTATCTTCGGTAATCAAATCAGCTGCAGCTTTAATAAGTGTTTCTTGAATTTCTGATGTTGTCATTCCTGCAAAGAATTGAATTTGTGATTTAATTTCAACTTGTGACGGGCTTACTCCTGTAATACCTTCGCATGCATGGAACACAACTTTATGTAGCTTATCAACGTTTAGCGTTTCTTTGCTACCGTCACGTTTAGTAACTTGAATCATTTCTTGTCCTTTATCTTTTGTGGTGGTGAGTTATTTATAGTGTTAGTTTTTAGAATTCTTGTTTTTTCGGACCCATTTTATAACTTTAAGTCCGTTTAGTAATATATTATGAGGAACAAACTGTTGCTTAATTTGAAACTCTGGTAGGAATGTATCGCATTCATAATCGCCACCAACATTGTTTAACCATAGCTCATCTATCATATCAAGTGAGCTTGCAATTAATGTGGCGCCACCAATAATCCATATATCATCTTTCATTGCTTCAAGGCGTGTAAGATCAGTTGGTCGTAAAGTTTCGAATGACGACTGTCTGTGATCCTTTAAACCTGCAGTATCAATCTCATTACTGGTAACTATTATATTATGTCTGTTTGGTAGTGGTTTAAATGGTAAGCTATCCCAAGTCTTACGACCCATTACAACTGTGTGATTTAAAGTCATTGCTTTAAACCATTTCATATCTGCTTCATTCTTTGGCCAAGGTAAATCATTATCTTTACCAATACCATATTTAGCATCATGAGCAAGTATAGCTTTGATCATGTTTTTCTCCATGCTTGAAATTTAAGTTCTGCTTGTAAACCTTTATAGGTATGATCTTCAATTAGCTTTTCAACATTAACGCCTGATAAATGCATATCATTAATATCTTTACCTGGAACGGTATCAGGCCATATGCATATTCTATATCCGTTCTTAATTACTTTTTCCATACGTTTATGAATTTCTTTATTACGCGGTTCGGCATCGAATACATATACTGCACGTTCATTTGCGGCATTACCATTACCTTCAGCACCGTTCATAGAAATAGCATTCTCGAGGAACATACTATCAAGTGCACCCTCAACAATATAGTAAGGGTGTTCAAAATTTACTTTGTCTAAACCAAATATTTTAGGTCGGTCTTCAAACATAATAGTAATATATCTGATACCGTCAGGATCAAAGCCTCGTGCAGATACACCGAAGATTTTACCTTTCTCATCTAAAAATGGTATAACTAAACGCGGTTCATCTTTACCAATCTTTGCAGGATCAAATTTATCAGGAATGATTTCATTAATCCACGTCTTGAAGTGGCGAGCAAAAAACATTCGATAATGATGTGCCGTCGGAATTTGACGTCTTTGAATATATTTTTTGACCGGATGGTTATGCGATAGTTGACTTATTTTCTTTAATTTCTTAAGCGGGTCTTTATTAAATACCGGTTTCTTAGTTTTAAACTGGTCAGTATTTGTTTCTTTAGTATCAGTGTTATGTGTATTTGATACAAACTTCTCTGCAATATAATCATTATACATTAATGGATCAACAGTCTTTAGAAAGAAATTGAAACCATGTGATGCGCCACAGTTGTGACAATAAAATGAAAACTTATTATCACGTTCTAATAACCAACCACGAGCCTTCGAGCGAGACTTTTGCGAGTCTCCGCATATAGGACAACGGAAGTTAATCTTGTAAGGATTAGTGTGTGTTATTTTGAAACGGTCGAGGCGACCTGAAAGCATTTGAGCATATTGAATATCAATAAATTCAGCCATAATATAAGTCCATCATATAAGTATGTATACATTATACCACAGAAAGATATAATGTATACGATTTTTTTGTTATAATCCTAGTATACCGAATAGGTTAAACCAACCCATCGATGTTCCAATTATAATTGGTAGTCCAATCATTATAAATGCGATGATTAAAAATGCAGTTATGGCACCTTTAGTATCGCCTGGTTCATTATGATTACTCATGGCCAAAACACTCCATGAAAAACTATTGCTGCTAGAAACCCAATAGTGATTGCAAAAAATATTTTATTCATGCTCTCCTCCGTTTGCACGACCGCTATAGTTACCAAATACTTGTGGTGAACGCTTAGCTGCTTCAAATGTTGCTACAGTAATAAAAACTGCACCAAGTAGAATTGCATGGAGTACCATACTGAAAATGCCTGCCCACATTGAGCCGACGATAATACCGAATACAATACACCACATCCATGCTAATACTTGCATGACCATATGACGTACTGCCAGGTTTGTTATATTACTGAGGGGATTATAGTCGGAATTCATTACTACATTCCAACTGCTTACTACAAAATTTTTCATTTTTAAATCTTTCATTGGTTGTTAAGTATACTTATTATAGCATACTTAATTGAGTTTGTCAACCAAAAAGATTAGGCCAATTCAATTTTGTTAAAAGTATTGCTATAGCACCACCAAGTCCCATTATATAATAACGCCAGTTTTCTAAGTTATTAATTTTTGTATGCTGTGTATTAATTCGGACATGCATGTTCTTTTCCATAGTATCAATACGGGCTAGGATTTCTTTTTCAACTGAATTACGTTTAGCGGTATTTACATCTGCTAACCGTTGGTGGTCTTCTTTAGAAGATCTTCTATACTCTTCTAATCTATCACTCATAACATTGAGTTTTAGTTCTTCTGCTCTTCGTTGATGTTCTACGAGATCTTCAACTTCAGCAAGTTTTTCTCTTGTAAATTCCAGTACCTCTGTTTGTACTGCTACATTTTTTGAAAGGTCAGACATCATATCTATAGATGATTCTACTCTTCCAAAGAATTTAGTCATATTCTTTAAGTCTGATTTTATCAGAGCAATGTCTGTATTTAAGTCTTTATCGCTATTAGGCATTTTTTATGTCTTCTTTTTTTATTAAAAATAGAAAGTGTGGGTGCATACCAAAACACACTTAAGGCTCACATAGTTTAATGGTTTACAACCAGTATGATCACCTATATTTATATTTTGTTAGTCGTACTGGGACTCAAATATAGCAATAATTTTAGTTTGTTGAGCAATAAATGCTCGCAGGTCTGATAAGTTTAATGCAATCTTTTCATAACCTTCAGGAGTAATAGCAATTAAAACTTGATCATCTTTAAGTGTACCCCATATTTCATCTATGTTTTCCGGAGTGATAACAATAAAATCTATCTCCCGAAGCTTTATAGCATCTGGCTGTGGTATAATAGGTTTAGGGGGTTTTACGTATTCAGTCTCAGTTACTATCTTCGGCGGTGGCTGTACTGGAGTCGATGAGCACGCCGCTAGCAATGAGATCATCATAAATCCAAGGGCACTCGCTGTTAAATGCTTTACCATTTTTTGCGTTCCTTTCCTTGTCTGTCAATTCTGCACCAGTTTGTATCTCAAAGCAACGATTTGCTTTTACTGATGCTCCATTAATAACTCGTTTAACTAGGCCCGGCTTAGCTGCAGCTAATGCACCTAAATCATGTTTACCTAGTCGTTCTTTAAGTTGATTATTTTGTAGGCGTATTTTGTTGAAACTTTCTTGTGCTGCCGCAAACTGAACTCTTTGTTTTTCAAAGTCCTCTTGCATGCGAGCAATAACATCTACATTTTTTTGATTCACTTCTTCTAACTTATCAACATTAGCTGTAAGTGTAGCATTGTATGTAGTTAAAGTTTCAATTTTGCTTTGGGTGGAGTCATAGTACCAAGCACCGGCTCCACCCATCGCTAAAATTATTACCCCCATATATATAAATGAAGGCATATTAATTACCTGTCGTTAAAATCAAATTTAACATTATTAGGTTTTCTATTTAAACGATCCGTCGCCTTTAGGATACGTGCTTTTTTGGCTTTGATGTCCCTAGATTTTTTTAGAAGATTGATTTCTCTTGCGCTCGTGCTGTCACCACCTGGTAAGCCCGTGACAGGATCAGGCCCGCGTTGGCGTATCGCATCTCTTTGATCATTTTTATTAGCGGTTCTTGCCTTATCAAGGCGGTCATTTGCCTTGTTAAGCTTTCGCTTCATCATCATTTTACCGATACCTTTAAATGGACCTTCTTCTAATGTCTCATCAGATGCTTCTTCTACTTCTTCATTCTTTTTTTTTAAGAAAGCAGGTTTGTCATCTTCGTCGTCCGAGTCGGAGTCATCATCGTCGTCATCTTCATCTTCGTCGTCATCTTTTGATTTTGGTGCATCTTTATCTTCGTCATCTGCATCATCATCTTCGTCTGCATCTTTTGATTTTGCTTCCATTACAGAAACGAATTTTTCTTCTAAAGCTTCAGCCATGCGTGTTTGAATTTCTTCCTGAAATGCTTCTTTCATTTCAAGAGGGCGTCCAGCCATTGCTTCTTGTACGATTTTCTCTAAAGACATATCTATCTCCTTTTTCGTTGTTTATTAAATTGTATTAATATACTATTTATAATTATTTAAACATCTTAGCTTGAGTTGCGGGACCAACGATCCCATCTGCAACCAAACCATTTGTGTTTTGCCATTTTTTTACTGTTGTTAATGTGCCAAATCCAAAGTCACCATCAGCAGTAACTCCGAGTGCTTTTTGCATTGCTGCAACATCATCACCCTTCATACCTTTGCGTAGTGTTCTTGAACCAGATTTAGCGGTTTTCTTTGCAGGCATTTTACCCCCGAGAATTGCAAGAGCTTCTTCCCAACGACGGTTACGATCTTCTAATCCAATTGTACCACCGTTAATTTTCTTAGTTAATCCTACATTATCACCTTTATCTGCATACTTTTCTAATTTATTCTTTTTCCAAAACCAGCAAGCCGACTCGATAGCACCCGTAGGCGTTGCTACGTACTCTGCTCCTTCTTCTGCTGACATTCCAACTGACTTTGCAAATGCTGTATAATTATTTCGGCCTGTAAGTTGCTTAATGCCACGGCCCCTAAATCTCCAACCGTCCCCAGGTTCTGTATTACCCAAGGCACCTCGTTTAGACCTGAATTCATCCTGGTAGACGTAATTCGCAATCTTTTCAGGATCGCGTGCATAATCTTTCGCATCTCGTTTCCCCTTGCCAAAGTAACGACCAAACACGCCATTAAGTGCTTTTTCGCTATAATTTAAATTCTCTTCAAGCCGTGTAAAATCAGCTGACTCGTGTGCACACTGTGCCATAAATCCTGCAATACGGTTTGCTGTATTAATTTCGTATTCGTCAAACATAACAAGAGCTGCCTCATACCATGATTCAACATCTTTGTTTCTTGGTATCATTGCACCAAATTGTTCTAAGGTAATCTTCATATTTTATCTCCCATAATATCTCTTAGTCTTTTTTTCTTATCAGACTTATTACCTGCTGTCCATCTTTTTTGACCAGCTTTTGACATGTGTCCACCGTCCATACCAGCAATGCCACCCGAACCTACACTATTAGCAGGAGCTTCTTCTGGCAATTCTGGCGCGATGTTAATTTTTTTGTTTACTTTTTCCGAAAGTACGGTATAATCAATATATGTATTGTTAAATAATGATAGATGCTCTGACAAAACTTCTTCGTCCATCTCTTCATTAAGTATTGAATCATCAGTAAATACTTTGTATTCTTTTATTAAGAACAATGCAGCTGCATATGATGCAATCTTAGAACTTCCACCAGGTAATTTACCCAGGAGTTTCTTCATGTTAAGAACCATAACATCAAACATGCCGAACGCTCTTTTCTGCGCTCCGCCTCTTTTGTTCTTCTTAACTAATATTTTCCCATCTTTATCAATTACGCCTTCTTTGTAAGCGTCCCATTTTTCAAATGGTGTCGCCAACCTACGTATAAATTGATAGACTAAAAATAAATCGACAACCATTGGTCAGATTCCTTCGAGTAAAATTGCAATAGAATCATCACAATCTATATTGTTTCTGCTTAAGATTACATCATCATACTGAATAATTTCAGGCATATAGTTTAAATATTCTACGAATGGTTTAAGGCAATCGTGGAATTCATGCAGCTTCATAAAGAGCATGTTTGTTGCTTCTAGCCCAAAAACATTATATACAATAATCAGGTGATTCAGAATCAACCTTTCTTTTAGATCAGCATCCTGCCTGTATCTACCAAATAACTTTCGTAAATACTGGAATCGCTTTAAGTCCTCTTCAAACTCTGAAATATCAGAGCATTGAGGGTTATCATAATGTTTTGATGCATACAACAGAAAAGTTGATTCTGTCAATATCATAATTTATCTTCTATTCTATTAAGCGTCTGCTACTACTGAATCGTCACCGAGGCCTGTAACACCTAAGTCACCTACATCAGCATCTGCGCATGTTCCGCCCTTCATTGGGACTAAACATTCTGCAAAGTGACGTCCGCCAACTGTGTGGTACAACCACCAGCCTGGTCCAGTCAAGCCTTTAGCTCTGTTTGCCGCAATTGCTGCTTCTTCATCAGAAACAAAAACTGCATTGTCTTTATCGTTTGCTTTATTTGTATTAGCAGCGGCTGCAGACAACCATGAAGGTGCTGATGCAGCGTTATCTAATTTTGCCCATTGTGCCATTTTTTGTGCTCCTAGTTTGGGTTATTATTTTTATTTATACATAATTAACTTATAAAATCAGATTTAAGATTTTTTAATCTTTTTCTGAGCAAGCTCATACCCTTTATCTCGTTTATCAAAGATTTTTGCTTGATTTTTTTGGTGTGGTGATTCATCATCAAAGTCGTACCTACGTGCAGCTGCATCCATATAAGAATTAGCAGCCTTAGCTCGTGCTTTATTTGCTTTCTTAGCATAGCTTTTAAGTGTAGAAACATCTAATTCACCTAATTTCTTTGCAGGTGGATTCTTTGCATATTCACCTAATTTCTTTGCAGGTGGATTCTTTGCATTATTAGTTTGCTTAGCATGCTTTGCTTCTAAATCATTTTCAGCATCATCTTGTCGCTTTTTAAGAGCAGCCATTCGATCTCTCTGAGCTCGTTCCATTTCTCTTTGCTTAACTTGCTTTTCTAACTTATCGCCATCTCTATCTGCTCTAGCAGCTGCTGTGCCTCTCATATTACCTTGCTTATTAACCACTGCTTTCTTGGCTAATTTACCAGCACCTCGAGTACCTTTAAGTCCGAGTCTTGCAGCACCTACTACGCCTTTACCAATCGCGCCAATAGTTCCGCCTATTACTTTACCAATTATCTCGTTAATCTCTTCTTCGCTTAATTCACTATATTGATGTAAAGTTATTTCGTTTTCGTTTAAGTAATCTGCTATCAAATCATCGAATGCATTTTCACCTAATATTTTTTCTGCGTGAGATGTATGTTCAACCCAACCTTTATCACCAGGCTTTTTATTATGGTTAAAAACTTTTTTACCAAGCGGTGTAAGGTTACCTTTTTTATCATACATTTGATTTACGAGTTGCTTCTCTTTTGCAGTTAATTCTTCAAGAGTTTCTACTTCTTCATTCCTTTTGTTGACAGGAGATTTATTTAAACGATCAAGCGCAGCTTTTGTACGCTTTCGTTGATTGTGGATGTCATCACCATGCTTATCAGCCTTGTCATATGCTTTGCTAGTAGCACGGACGAATGTACCGTTTGATTGATCTGGTGCTAAACCAGGCCATTTATCTTTTTTATCACGGTCATTAGCGGCATGTTGCTTAGCAAGGCTTTTACTTGCCTTATTAAGTTTATTCTTCATCATCATCTTGCCAATACCTTTAAATGGACCTTCTTCTAATGAGACATTAGATGTTTCTTCTACTTCTTCGTAATATCCAGCACGCAATGATCTTGGACCAGACATGCTACCTTTACCAAGTTTTGCACGCATAGCTTCTAAATCTTTTTTAAGTTTATCTTTACCTAAAGCTTTATTTAATTTTGCTGTACCTGGTCTTGTAAAATTCTTTCTGCTAATATCAACAATTTCGGATACATCGGCATTACAGTTACAATGTGGGCAATCTGCAGGACAATCACAGTCTTCAGCTTTTACGTCAGATCCACAACACTTGTCTGAACAATGTGTATCTTTGGCTTCTCTATAATCATCATCTTTCTTAACAGGCTTAGGTTTATTGTATTCACCCTTAGCAGGATTGTAATCTAAACCTTCGTGACGAGCTGCTGTGTCCGTATTGGTTACAGTATGTGGCTTGCCATTAACATGTACAATAGCATTACCATTTTTGTCTACGTTGCCATTCCAAAAACCTTGCTTATGCTGCTTTTGAGCATCTTTAACTTTTGGGTGATTAGCAATATCTGGATGCAAATCCATTGCTTCATTTGTAGTACCCATTTTGCTAAGAGCATCTGATTTACTAACATCTTTGCCAAAAGTTTTATGGTCTGTATGCTTATGATAATCTGTCATATGCTGGTGCACTTGATCCATTTTATTTTTATTATTGGCGGTTTGTGCTGCCTTTAAATAGTTTTTTGCAATTGTATGGTGTTCTGCACCCGCGCGATGATGTTGTTCTTCAGAGTCATCATAGCTTGCTCTTTGTTTTTTGGACAAACCGCTCTTACCTATTATTTTGGCTTCGGACGCTTTGTTAGTATGGCTTATGCGTTTTTCATCATGCTGCTCAATTGCTTTATCAAGGTGTTTATTATTAATTTTACGCTTAGGAAAATTTAATGCTGATTTTATATTATCGCCAATTCCTTCATTTACGGATTCTTTATTTAGATAAATCGGTCCACCATGTTGTGCCGTTTGTGTACCTAGAGCTTTTTTAGCCTTTTCAAAATCATCTTTATGCACTGTAACAAATGTTTTGCTTTTATTAAATGCAGACACCTGGTGCTTGTGCTTAATACCCTTCATAAGAGGGTGTGGTTTTAAATCAGGTACGGGCTTGCTTCTATCTTCATTAAGATTAGCCGTATGTTTTTTAAAGCTTTTCATTTGTTAATTTCCCTATGAATTTAATACTATTTATATTAAAATAGTTTACCATTTTTCTTTATCAGCCCAATATGCAGCAGACATTTTACCTTTTGCAATATCAGCGCCGTGGCGTGCTTTAAATGACTTGCGCTTAGCTTTCATCTTATCAGACTCACCTTTTTTAGGATCGCCGGCAGTAGATGCGCCTTGCTGACCAAATCGAATTGTTTTAATTTTGCCGCCATCTTTAGCAACAACAATATGACTTTTTGTTTTGTGACCAGGAGTACGTTTAGCTTTATTATAACCTTCAACGCCTGCTGATTTTAACCGAGAATCTTTTTCTTTAGCTTCGGCCATAAATTCTTTAAAATTTTTCATTTGTTTTCCTTAGTGGGTTGATGCTTCAAAAGAATGTGTGAACATTTTATAATTGTTAATGTTTTACCGGACTTACATAATCATAGTATTTGCTATGGTTTTGTTGGCTGTGAACTTTAAAATGATGTACATCATATCCATCTGATGTTTTATGCGATTTAATATGTTTTAATTTAGTACCCGCTGGTAATACTGTTTCTTTTTCACCGCTTGGATGTTGAGAACCTTTTCCATCTAGATGAACAGCCTTAGTATGTTTATCAGCATGAACTACTACCATATGTCCGCTTCCAAATTCTTTTGACGAGTGATGATCATGTGATGTAGACATATGTGCCGGATTGTGAACTATACCATCTTTACTCTTTTTAGCAGCTGCACCAAAGTCATGACGTGAACCGTGATATAAAGTGATTTTCTTACCAAGCGGTTTAGAATGTTTAAGGATTGTGTGATGCACGTGAGCTTCGCTATCGGTAATCTTTTCCATATTTTTTTTATTAGGGTATGTTTCAAAGTCGTCCATATGCACGTGCTTTTCTCCATCCTGTTTATGAAAATATGCTTTATCCTTGGAAAATAAATGTTGTTTTTTCTGTCTATGCGCTTCTATTAAATGCTCATTCATTTCTGTAGTGTTTGTTTTAAAATGTTTAAAAGCTTTTCTTTCATGCAAATCTTTATGAGCGTCTTCAGAATGCTTAGACAAATGTTCACTATGATCCTCTTTGTTATGACCAGCAGCATGTTCATCTAAAGATTTTTCATGATCTGCTTTACCGCCGAAGGCTTTTTTAACCTTAGCTACTATAGATTCATTAGTATCTTTTTTCTTATCTTTTTTCGCATTTCTATCGTATGTTGTACTGTGCGAGATAAAAACATTTCCGTCTTCATCTTTGTGAAATCCAGATCCAGCTGCAGTGGACTTATCTTTGTTTTTTGTAAATGTTTTAAAGCTTTTCATTATACGTATTCCTTAATTTTCTTTTCGATAGCCGAAATAATTTTATTATGTGTTTTACTTAAATATCTATCAGATCTTAAACGCTTTATTGCTAGTACAGTTTGAGCTGCATACTTCTTTTGAAAATCTGCCGGACGTGTATCAATATCCTGCACATTTGCTAATCTGTCTGCAAGTTTAATAACTAATGACCAGCTAGACATTTTAGCCATTTTGTTTGCAATGTATTCACCTTTACCAATAGCATCTGATGCTGCTTTATCTGTTGTTAATTCTTGAACCATGCCCGCAACTAATGCGCCGAACTGTTTAACTAAATCCGGATATGTTGTATCAGTATCCTCAATTGTATCATGCAAATAAGCTGCTTGTACTAAAGCCGAAAGATTATTTGACTTTTTGAATTGCTTTACAAAACGAGCAACTTCTTTAGGATGCTCAATATACTTACCGCCACTTTTGCGGGTTTGTCCTAAATGAGCTTTAGTTGCAACTCTAAGTGCGGTTAATGCGCTTTCGTTTAATGTATCTTCAGCTATGTATTGCTTAAACCTAATCATTAAAACTGTCCTCTGTTACATTATGAGCTACCTTGCCAGTAATTTCAAGATCTTTTTTTACATGATTCATGCCAGTTTCTTTGCTATGATAAGTGTCTTTGTTAAAATCACCTTTCATTTTATATACGCTATATTTTCTGCCTGGAAAATCTT